AACCATTATGGCCACGATACAAAGAAACTCAAGAACGTTCTCTGATTTAAATTTGCTTTTCACCGTCAATCCAGCTACTCGAGACATTACAAAGCGGTTTGATGAAGAAGCAATAAAAGCATCAGTCAGAAACCTTATTCAGACTAAAAACTTTGAAAGACCATTTCACCCCGAGATTGGTTGCCAGTTAAACAATTTATTGTTTGAAAACTTAACACCTCCTGTTTTTCAGTTGATGAAGAAAACTGTGTTTGATGTTATAGAAAAGTTTGAACCAAGGATAGTCGTTTTGGATGTACTTGCTCAACAAAGACCAGATAACAATGAGCTAGATGTAACAATTATTTTTAAAATAATAAATTCAGAACGACCAATCACGCTTAAAACCACCATACAAAGAGTAAGATAATGCCAAATCTTAGAATAGCAGAACTAGATTTTGATGAAATAAAACAAAATCTAAAAGAATTTCTACAAGATCAAGACGAGTTTACTGACTACGACTTTGAGGGGTCTGGGTTATCTGTACTGCTTGACATTCTTGCATACAATACTCACTACAACGCATATCTTGCCAACATGGTTGTTAATGAGATGTTTTTGGATTCTGCAGTGAAAAGAAACTCTGCAGTTTCAATTGCTAAGCATCTTGGTTATACACCAGCCTCGGTTAGAGGTGCTAGAGCAGTATTAGATGTTACTGTTGTTAGTCCAACTGGCAATCCTCAAACTCTAACGCTTCCTAGATTTACTTCTTTTACAACTACGATTAACGGAACCGGTTACACATTTTTAAATACAACCGAAAGAACAGCAACACCAATTGGAACAGTTTATACATTTGATGATGTAACGGTAATTGAAGGTGAATTTAAAAATCAAGCATTTGTATCGGTAGAGCCAGGACCAGCTGAAAAGTTTGAAATAACGGAAACAGATGTTGATACATCTACGCTGATAGTTTCTGTACAAAAATCTGCAACCGATCTTACAACTACCTCGTATACACTGATTGACGATATAACTGGAATTGTTGGAACAAGTGAAGTATTTTTTCTACAAGAAAATCCATTTGGAAGATATGAGATTTATTTTGGTGATGGTATAGTTGGTAAAAAGTTAGATGTTGGTAATATTGTCAATATAAGATACCTTGTTCCATCTGGCACTGATGCAAATGTATCAGATCTTGTGACTCAGACGTTTACAACCACTACTATTGGTGGCTCTAGCAACATTACGATTACTACTGTATCCAATTCTTCTTCTGGTGCAGACAAAGAGTCTATTACATCAATTAAGTTTAAAGCACCATTAATAAATGCTGCAAAGAACAGAGCTGTAACTGCAGAAGATTACAAAGCACTGATAACAGCAAATTTTTCTGATGCAGAATCTATATCTGTTTGGGGAGGAGAAGAGAATGTTCCTCCTATCTATGGAAAGGTGTTTATATCGCTTAAGCCATTTAATGGATTTACTATTAATCAAGATACTAAACAAAATATAATTAATAGTATTTTAAAACCTAAAAAAGTTCTAGCAATACAACCAGAGTTTGTTGATCCAGAGTATTTCTTTGTCAATTTAATTGCTAACGTTGAATATAATTCTTCTGCTACAACAAAAACACCAAGTCAACTTGAAACTATTGTAACAAATACAATAAACAACTATTTTTCTACAAGTCTGCAGAAATTTAATTTAGATTTTAAAAAGTCTAAACTCATAAATCTAATAACAAATTCTGATCCCTCCATAGACAGTGTTATTATGTTGATCAAACTTCAAAAAAGATTTTTGTTTACTTTTAATCAAACAAATTCTTTTGTAGATGAAAATTCAATTAACTTCCAAAATAAAATAGCGCCAGGTACTTTGTCCTCTAGTAGATTTTTTGCGTCTATTGGAGGATCCACAGTCTTAGTTAGTGCTGCTGATATTCCGTCCGTGATGCCTCCAGATCCAAATGGCACTGGAACACTTGCTTTGTTTAGAGCATCTGATGGTGATTCAATTCAAAGTAACTTTGGTAGTGTTAATTATGGTACTGGTCAAGTAACTATAAATGAATTTACTCCTGTTTCATTCCCAGAAGGTATTACCAACTTTAGATTAACAGCATCCATTCAAGAGATTAGTCAAAATATTGAAGTTTATAGAAATCAAATTTTGGTGATCGACGATAGCGTGCTTAATGTAGCTATTGGAACAGAAGCTGGTTTGACTGTAAATGCAACGCCTATTGTTGAATAATGACCACTAGTAGAATTAAAGAAAAAATATCTGCTCTTGTAAGCAGTCAATTACCTGAATTTATTCAGATTGATTTTCCTACGTTTGTAGAATTCATTGAAGCATACTATAGATTTTTAGAGCAGGATCAAAACGCTTCTGAGCTTATACAAAATGCTAGAAGCTACAATGATATTGATAGAACAACTGAAGCATTTGTTGAATACTTTTTAAATACCTATGCTAAAAGTATACCAAAAGATATTTTAATAAATGATAGATTTCTAATAAAAAAAATAAGCGATTTGTATGAATCAAAAGGAAGTAATCTTTCATTCAAGCTGCTTTTTAAAATACTTTTTAATGCTGATGTAGAAGTAAATGTTCCATACGAAAATGTTTTAAGAGCTTCAGGTGGAAACTGGCAGCAAAATTTTTCTATACGTGCACAAACAGTTTCTGGCAACCGAAACGATCTTACTGATAGACTTTTAAGACACTCTGCTGGTGGTATTGTTTTTACAACTCCAATTGTTAGAACAAAAAATCTCACCTCCTCTATAACAGAAATATTTTTAGATGCAAACTTTTTATCGTCTAGTTATTCTATTGGTGATCTCGTAGAAGTATACGAGGGATCAACATTAGTATATTCTGGAACTATTACACCTACCACCACCTCCTTTAGAATTGATCAAGCAGGAACTGGCTTTAAGCTTGGACAAATTTTCAACATATCTGCTGGTGGTGTAGACACACTAGTAAAGGTAACTAAAGTTTCTTCTGTGGGTGGCTTAGAAGACTTAAAAATAATTAGTTATGGTTATGGTTATGCTGGAGATAGTGGAAGCAACATATTAACTGTCATTTTAGACAAAGACAGCAATATCTCACAACGTACCAATTTTTACAGAACCAAGTTAGGAGGCTACGGAAGTAGTGGTTTAGTTCTAAGAAGTGACCCAGCAAGCTCTGACAGATATTTTGAATCTGACTACAGTAGTGATCTGTTTTATACAATAACAGAAATAGCTACTTCTTTTAACAACGACTCGTTTAACACACCAGAAGATGGACAGACAAGTGGTAGTATAACCTCAAACTTATCAGTAATAGTATTTACTCTTGGCGCTCTTGCAAGATACCCTGGCTCTTATTATAGTGAACAAAGCTTTGTTTCTGAGTTTGTTGTAAGGCTTCAAGACGATCAGCTGTACCAACCATTTGCTTATCAAACAATAACTGACATAGATTTGTCTATTTTTGTTGACGTTGTTAAAAAACTAATTAATCCAGCTGGGCAAGCTTTATTTAATAATAGAAATTTACAACAGAACATTGACTTGTCGTCTGGTTTAGGTTTAGGGTTTGACAGAAAAATATTTGTTAATTTACACGATTCAACAAAATATGTTGACTCTTTGTTTAAGGAAGTTAATACGTTTAACGATAATCTCCAAGCACTCGATCAAGATGAATTTTACAATCTAAGTAAAACTGAAGAAGATGTAGTTGATGTTAGTGAGATAAAATCCTTAGAGCTACAAACTGATGTCCTGGAAACAACAACTATAATTGATAATGCGCAGGTATCCTTTTTGATCTTTAGGTCTTTTGAGGAAAACCGATCAAAGGATTATTTCCTCGAAGAGTACACTGATCTCGGGGATTATGTTGAGCAGACCGGGGTTGTGTTTAGTGACTCACAGTTCTTTAGTATAGACAAAAACATTTCTGACATTTATGACACACAAAATATTTTATCCACTACACTTCAATTAGACTTTTTAGTTAGTGATTATTTTGCAGAGGACTACGTTGTATCAAACGGTATTGATCCCGCATATGTTGCAACTTTAACTCAAACAACCTATGTTCCACAAACCTATCAGGAATTAACATTTTCAGATATAAACCTTAGTGTGTTAGATTTGGACTTTTTGTTAGAAACATTTGTGCAAAATTATTTTGGCGAAGAATATACAGCTCTGTCTGAACCTTTCTATGTAATTACACAA